TAGGCCATTGCCCAGACACCGAAGATGATTGCCAGCACGGCAAAGCGGTTCAGATTGTTCATGCCATCAGCGCCTTACGGACGCGATAGGTGGACAGGTTGAGGCGATTGGCGATTTGACGCTGACTAAGGCCAGTGCTGCGCAAAAAACGGATGCGGCGATCTGGAGTCATTGTCAGTAGGTCAATTACTGCCACCACAAAGAGCAGCGGCAGTAGCAATTTCCAGATGACTAGCAGAGTGGTTGCAATCATGGTTCTCGGTTTGGGGTGCCGGTTGTCCGGCTTGCGCGTATCCTACACCATGTGCAACCCCTGTCAACCCTCTGCCGTCATAATCCGCAACGCATCCTCGACTGACCGCGCCACGCCAGCGATGCCACCAGCCCCACGGACCACGCCGAGCCAGTTGTGCTGTGCGGGCGTGAGGCGGCCGGTGGTGGTCTTGACCTCGATGGAGGTGAACACGGCCACGCGCTGGCCAACCATGTCGGGGGTGATTGTCACGGTGCGCCAGCCGATGAGATCTGCGGAGCCGCGTGCGAGGCCGAACTGAACGGGTCTGCCGGTGCGGGGATCTGGCAGCTGACCGACCTGGTTGCGGAACAGGCGCAGGTCATGCTGGGTGCCGAGCGCCAGGCGGATGCGCTGCTGCAGGTCGGTCTCGGCGTTCATGTCATGCAGTAGCCAGACTCGCATCCATCTTGTTCCTCAATCCACTCGGGAAACAGCCCCAACTGGTCTGGCACTGCTTGTTCGATAGCCAGCTCGCGGCGGGAGCCAACTGAGCTGATGTAGACGGCATCGCGTCCCATCTCGCTGCGTTTGACGTTGAGCCGGCGCTCGATGTCCGCGACTTTTGCGAACAGCTCTGGCCGTTCGCGGCGCATGGCTGTCCACTGGTCTGTTGTCTTGTAGGGGCAGAACCAGCAGCTGGATTTTGGCGGCTGTGGCAGTCCGGCTTCGCGCACCACTCGCAAGCAATCGCCACGGCTCAGTCCCAGCTCAATCAGCGGGTAGGCGGAGGTGTAGCCATCGTCCTCACGGGATGGCGTGGCACGGTGTGGTTCATCGGTGCTGATGCCCTTGCCAAGGGTGCAGCCAGGCGCGTGCTTGCGGATCCACTTGGCGATGGGCTTGATCTTGAAGTGGACGGTGCAGTTGCGGTTGCCCGGCGCACCGTTTGCCATGCGCACCGGGATGTCGATCGACCTGATGGGGCGCAGCAGTTCTTGGTAGAGGTCCACCGGGGTGCCATCACGGCGCTGGCGCTGCACGTCCACCCACTCGATGTCATGCTGCGCCGCGTAGGGCTTCAGCACCTCGTTGATGTAGCGGATGGTGCGTGGATCTTCGGCCTGGTCTCCGACATTGGCGAAGATGAAGGTGCGGTAGGGGATACGCCCTTGCGCCGCGAGCACCAGGCAGGCAGTGGACTGGACGCCGCCACCACAGGAGAAGATGTGCCTCATCGGTTTGCGTTGCTCCGGGCATTGTGGACGCGATACGCCCAGCCGGGCGAGTAGCCGCGCTGTGCGGCGATGGCGAGCAGCTCGGGCAAGGTTCGGGCACGCTTGCGCTCGCTGGCACGGAGCTGGGCGTTGACCCGCTTCAGCTCCTGCAGCTCGCCATCGACCTGGCGCATGGCGCGCTTGGGCTCGGGTGCGCAGTGTGCGCCGCAGCACGGGCAGACGGGTGCGGGCTTGAAGGCTGCAAAGCAGGTGGTGCAGGTGCGCACCGATGGGGCTGCTTGGCCGTTGCCGCCGCGGCCAGTGCGGAGCCGGTCATCCAAGGACCAGTCGCGCGGATCGTCGGGGAAGCCATGGCGGTGGACGTTGCCGACGTGATCGAGGATCACCGCGTGGGGTTTGCCCGGTGCGGGGCGCAGCACCCGGCCAACCTGCTGGAGGTAGAGGCCGAGGCTGGCGGTGGGGCGCAGCAGGATGGCGCAGCTGGCGGCGGGGACATCGAAGCCCTCGGAGACCACATCGACGGTCACCAGCAGCTGCAGATCACCAGCGGCGAACTGCTGGACCAGCTGATCACGTTCTTGTGATGGCGTGCTGCCCAGCAGGGTGGCGGCGGTGTGCCCGGCTGCGCGGAAGGATACAGCGACATGCTCCGCGTGCTGAGTAGTGCAGCAAAAAACGATGGCGGGCTGGCCTGATGCGAGGCGTTGGTAGTGCTCAATGGCATCGCCGGTGACGGTGGGGCGGTCAAGACGTTCTGCCGCGTCACCTGCGGCAAAATCTCCCGCCCTTCGGGTGATCCGCGACAAGTCCGCACGCACAGGTGGGGCGTAAAGTCGCGCAGGGCACAGATGCCCGGTAAAGATCAGGTCCGCGACAGACGGACCGAGAACAAGGCGGTCGAAGACTGCCGATAGGCCGCGGCCGTCCAGACGAACGGGGGTGGCGGTGACTCCAAGGCGAAGGGCGCCAGGCCAATGGCCGAGCACGCGCGCCCAGCTGCCTGCGGTGGCGTGGTGCGCCTCATCAATAAGAACGCAGTCTGGGGGGTGAGTAATGCAATCCAAACGACGAACCAGCGTCTGAACTGACGCCACTTGGATCGGCGCGGCGCTCGGCTGCGTGCCAGCCGCGATGATGCCGTGATCGACACCAGCGAGATCCAGCTTTTGGCTGGTCTGCGCGACCAGCTCACGTCGATGGACGAGGACCAGGGCGCTGCGGCCACGGGCTGCGAGCGAGCGCATGATCTCGGCCATGACGATGGTCTTGCCGCCGCCGGTGGGCAGCACTGCTAGGACTGACTTACGCCCTAACTGATACTGCAGTCGGATGTCGTTGATTAGTTGTTGCTGGTAGGGGCGGAGTTGCATCACACCAGCACTCCTTGACGGTTGCTGGCCACCTCAGTCAGGTTCTTGACTGCGCAGTTGAAATACGACGGCTTCAGCTCAAATCCCACAAACCGGCGCCCAGCCTGGATGCTGCAATAACCCTCGCTGCCAATACCAGCGAACGGCGACAGCACCACGTCGCCAGGGTTGCTCCATAGCTGCAGGCCGCGGCGGATCACCTCAAGCTGCAGCGGGCAGATGTGGCGCTCATCTTCATTGGCGCGTGCGCTGCGGTATTGCAGCGTGTCCGATGGGTTGATATCCATCCACACCGGGCTGGCGTAGCGCTGCCAGATGTTGATGGAATCCTTGATCGGGTCACCGCTTTTGGCTGGTGGATTCTCACCGGTAAACTCCGTGAACGGTCCAGCCACGGGTTCTGGGTTGTCACCAAGCTTGCGCACCGTCACCAAATAATCCGGGATGCCTTGGCGGCTAAGTGCTGAATCCTTGCGCACTTGCTTATGGAGTAGCCCGATTGCTTTAGTGCGCTGCATTGCGGTGACGGGATCCTTCCAGATGCACACCTCGCTATGGAATACGAAGCCAGCAGCTTGGAAGATGCGCAGCATGTCGCCGCGGAAGTCCTTCACACCGATAAACCCATCGCGTTCTTTGCTGCTGGGCAGATTCATGCAGTGGAAGCTGATCAGCCGACCCGGCATCATCACGCGATGCAGCTCGCTGGCAAGGAATGCAAAGTGATCGAAGAACTCCTGCTCAGTGCGGCTGTTGCCCATGTCGCGGTCGCTGTTGGAATAGGTGTAGAGCGACGCGAATGGTGGACTGAAGATGCTGTAGTGAATGTAGTTGTCATCCAGTTGCTTGATGCTCTCCACGCAGTCACCCATATACATGTCCCAGCCATCGCCGGACTTGTGCTCAGTGACATGCGGCGCCACTTGGCGTTGGATCTTCTTGAGTTGTTCCATGGTTTGTTGCTTCATGATTTCAACCATTGATTGAGCCATCTGGATGCTGTCCGCTTCCTTGCGGCGGATGTTGTCAATCACGCGGCCTTCCGCCACGTCGTAGATGATGTGCGCATTAACCGGCTGATCTTGCCCAAACCGCCAGCAGCGGCGGATGGCTTGATAGAACGCCTCGTAGCTGTGCGACAGACCAACAAATGCGACGTTGTGGCACCGCTGAAAGTTGAGGCCAAAACCAAAGATGCTGGGCTTGCTAACTAACACGCGGATCTTGCCATCTTGGAAGTCAATGGCAGCCTGTCGCTTGTGGTCATCGCTGTCAGAGCCAGACACCTCGACAGCGCCATGGATGGCGGCAGTGAGCGCTTTGCTCTCATCATTCAGATCACACCACACCAACCACTGCTCGGTGTTGCTGTTGGCCAGCTTGGCGGCAGCTGCAACGCGGAGCTGCAGGCTGGCCTTGCGCACCTTGCGCTGGTCATTAAGCGTGCGAGCCTCCATGGCAAATAGCGCCATCTGCCCGTCATCACCCGCAACTGCCTCACGCGGCGTCTCAACCGTGCAGTCTTGGATCTGCAGCGCCGGCAGCACGAAATTGCCATCCTCATAGCCAAGGTCTGATGGCTTGCGGATGGTGACCGCCCAGCTGCAAACCCATTCCCAGAACTTGCCGCGCGCGTGACCCTTGAGCCGCCACTTAGCAGTGTCGCCGCCGTCATGCACGAAGAACATGGCCAGCATCTCGGTGCGGGTCATCACACCGATGAACTCAGCATGATTGCCAAGCTCCATGTGGTCGTTCGGTGCTGGCGTGGCTGAGCAGGCCAGCCGGTATGGCGTCTGCGCGAACGACTCGATGATCTGATTGCGGATCTTGCCGGTGTATGCCTTGAGGATGCTGGACTCATCGAGCACCACGCCAGAGAATGCTGTGGCATTGAAATGGCTCAGCTTCTCGTAGTTGGTAACCGTGATGCCGGGCTGGACATCGGCCTGCGTCGCAGCGAATGAGCACGGGATGCCGAACTTGCTGCCCTCGCGCACAGTTTGATGCGCAACAGCAAGCGGCGCCAGTACCAGCACGTTGCCGCCGGTCTCTTGGTGCACCTGATGCGCCCACTCCAGCTGCATGGCGGTTTTGCCCATGCCGCAGTCAGCCCAGATGCAGAACTTACCGACGCGGCAGGCCATGGTCACGATGTCTCGCTGAAACGGAAATAGCGGCGCTGTGAACGTCTCCGGGTCAAAGCCGGCAACAGGTGCTGCAGTGGACTTGGAAGCTAGGAAGTCTTGGTAGGTCATGGCAGTGTGCAGCCACTTGCAAGCGTAGCAGCCACGGCTACACTAGGCAAGCATTCAGCCAGAGCCCGTGCGACTGACCCATCCAACCCATATACGCCTCACGCCGGATCTGCTGCAGCGGCTTGATTCCTGGCGTGGTGATCGCATGAATCGTGCCACCGCCATCAGGTTGCTGCTTGAGCAAGCACTGCGCTCAGTGCCCAATCCTCAGCCATGAAACCAAGCCCGCTTAAGGCGCGATTCCTTGCTGAGCTTGACGCGTGGCTAACGCCAGATCTGCTGTATCACGCTTTCACGGGCGAATCAGATCCATACGAGTTGGCTCGAATTGCAAAGCTGGATCACGCGTTGCAGTCGTCCTTGCTCGACAAAGTAGAGCGGCTCTGGCCGGAGCGACTTAATGCCATTGCCGATGCGCGGCGCAAAGAGAAGCAAGAAGGCACCAAGGCGGTGCATCAATACGTTTTGAAGGTGTCCGATGAGCATCGCTGAACTTACCAACGGCAGGTGGCCCGATCTGCTGGCGCATTTTTGTGGCTTGACGCCAGACCAGTTATCCGACAAGCACCAACCCTGTCCGCTATGCGGCGGCAAGGATCGCTACCGCTTTGATGATCAAGACGGCTCCGGCTCTTGGTATTGCAACAAATGCGGTGGCAAGGATCAAACAGGTGGTGGTGGCACCGGCATGGATCTATTCATGCGCCACCAGAACTTGACCTACGCCGAAGCCTGCCAGCGTATCGAGCAGCATTTAGGCATTGCCAAGCCGATGCCAGATCCGCCATTGCCGCACGGCAAGCAGTTCTGGCAATACAGCAGCACGTTTTACGTTGTCCGCAAAGACAAGCCAGATGGCGGCAAAGACATCCTGCCTTTGTGGTGGGATGGCTCCGCATGGAAGTGGAAAGCGCCGCCGGCGCCACGTCCGCTGTATGGCAAGCGCCAGTTAGCGCTTAAGCCCAATGCACCGGTATTGGTGGTTGAAGGCGAAAAGACCGCTGATGCAGCAGCACTTCTCTATCCATCAGCCGTGGTCGTCACCTGGCCCAGCGGCTGCAAGGCTATCGACAAAGCTGACTGGTCACCACTGGCAGGCAGGCGTTGTGTCCTATGGCCTGACGCTGATGCCGTAGGCCGTGAAGCCATGGCAAAGCTGGCGATCAGGCTTTTGAAGGCTGGCGCTGATCAAGTGCGCATCGTCCATCCGCCAGCAGACGTGCCAGAAGGGTGGGATCTGGCTGATGCCGACTGGAGCGCGGCCGCGGCCGCTGCATATCTCAAGCACAACCGCTCCGCACCGATTGAGTTGCCGGAATTGGTGCCAGAACCCGATCCAGAGCCAGCCATTGAGCCAGATCCACTGCCGGATGGCAATGACTATTTCACGTGCCTTGGCTTTGATCATGACGCCTTCTATTACCAGCCGCACAGCACTGGCCAAGTAACCAGGTTGTCGCGCTCGGCGCATACCGGCACCAATCTCTGCGCCATTGCGCCGCTCGCTTATTGGGAGTCGCTTTACCCATCAAAGACCGGTGCCAACTGGACCGCAGCGGCCAGCAGCCTGTTTGAGCGTCAAGCCGCTGCCGGCATCTACTCACCAGATCGCATCCGCGGCCGTGGTGCATGGTGGGACCAAAAGCAATCCGTACTGCACCTAGGCGATCGGCTTGTATTGACTGATCGAGAGGCGTCCATATCCTCCGGCATTGCCGGCAGCCGATACCTGTACCAGCGGCTTGGCAGCTTGCGCGGTCCCGGCAAGGCAGTGCCACTTGCCGATCAAGATGCATATCTGCTGCTGGAGCTGGCGGGGCGGTTCAAATGGGAGGTGCCAGCGTCTGGGCTGCTTATTGCTGGATGGGCAGCGCTTGCGCCGATCTGCGGCGCCCTGGACTGGCGGCCGCATATCTGGCTCACAGCAGGCGCCGGATCCGGCAAATCCGCCATCCTTGATCGCTACATCGCCCCGTTGCTCGGCGACCTTGCCCTTCACGTGGCAGGCAACACCAGTGAAGCTGGCCTACGGCAGACCCTACGGGCCGATGCATTGCCGGTGGTGTTTGACGAGGCGGAGTCCAACGAGCGTCCAGATCAGCAGCGGATGCAGGCCGTGCTGTCGCTAGCACGTGTGGCCAGCAGCGAGTCACGAGCGCAAACCATTAAGGGCAGCGCCGAAGGCGATGCTCAGCGCTACACCATCCGATCAATGTTTCTGATGAGCAGCATTGCTACTGCGCTGAAACAAGGCGCCGATAAATCACGATTTGCGCAGCTTACCTTGCGCAATCCAAATGAGTTCGCCAAGCAAGCAAGGTTGGATCACTGGGAAGCGCTAGACCGTGATCTTGACCGCTACGTGACTGATCAAGTCGGGCAACGCTTGCAGGCGCGAACCATATCGCTGATTCCCGTTATTCGCCAGTCGGTTAGGGTTTTCACCCGTGCAGCTGCAGAGGCTTTTGATAGCCAGCGGCTTGGTGATCAATACGGCACCTTGCTGGCTGGAGCATGGTCTTTGCAGTCGCGCGAGGTGCCGACACGCGATCAAGCGTTCGCCTTGATTGATCAAAACGAATGGGAATCTTACTCTCAAACCACAGAGGTGCCGGACGAAAAACGATGCCTGCAGCGTATCTTGCAGCAGCAAATCCGCGTGGAAGCGGATAAGGTGGTCACCAGGACTATTGGCGAGCTGGTAGATATTGCGACGCATCATGCCGCTGATGCAGATATTACATCCACCATTGCGCAAGCGGTTTTAGGTAGAAATGGAATCAAGGCAGATGATGGCCACGTGTTTATCTCCAACACCGCTGAAGCCATCGCCACCATGCTCCGTGACACCGCATGGGCTAACTGCTGGTCCACCGTGCTGGCCCGATTGCCTGGCGCAGCCAAAGCCGGCACCGTTTACTTCCGCGGCACTGGCTTGAGCGGTCGAGCGGTCAAAATCCCGATCCAAAGCGCCTAACCGTAAGAAGGCGTAAGACCCGCCAGCCCAGTGGTGGAGCGGGTTCTGACGTTTCTGACGTTTCTGACGGTTTCTGGAAACATATCCCCTATAAGAGAGGCAGAGAGCAAGGTTGCACAGGTACGAGGCTTCTCTCTATACGTATATACCTTTTTTACCGTTAGAAACGTAAGAAGGGGGGCAAACCCCTTGCGGCAACTGGGTTTTGGAGTCTTACGCTCACCGTAAGAGACCGTCAGAACCGTCAGAAACCGCGCCACAGCTACGATTCGCCACCAGCCACCAAATCCAAATGCCCGAAATCAAGCTCAATGTCACCAATGCCGACCTGGCGCGGCTCAATGCGGAAGCAGCGGCGCATGGCATCCCGCGTGCGCACCTGATCCGGCAGCGTGCTTTGGGTGGTGATGGTGTTGCAGGATTGAGCACGGCGGCGTACCATGCGCTGGTGGCGGACGCCTGCGCCTTTATGCGTGGCGACCTCAACCGCCGACACGTTGAAACTCTCGTCGCATATGTCATCGCTCATTCACATCCCAGCCAAACAGCAACCGGTGATCAATCGGCTGCATGACGCCATGACGCAAGCTGTTGCGTATGCAGCAGCCATTGCCGATAACGCCGTCGATGACGGCGTACCGCTACCCATGGATCTCGTGGATAGCTTCGCCGCTGATTACGAACGCATCATCTCCAGCCTCACCCGTGCTGCCGGACAATGAAACTCACAACCTGTCAATCTGATCTCGATCACGCCCTGCGTACCATCGCGCCAGCTGTTGGCCATCGCAGCACACACCCGATCCTTGATTGCTGCCTGATCCAATCCGCTGGTGGCGTCATGACCATCACCGGCTTCAACCTCGATCTCGGCATCACCGTCACCATCCCGGCAGCAGTGGAGACCGATGGCGCCGTAGCGCTGCCGTATCGGCTGCTAGCTGGCCTTGTGAGCCGCTTTGATGGTGATGAGGCTCTGACCCTCGCAGACGGCGCCCTGACGGCCTCTGCGGGCTCCTACGGGCTTGCAGCGGCTGATGCGGCGGATTATCCCGCGATGCCGGTTGTAGACGCTGCTACGAGCGAGCTGCATCTGTCCGCCGGTATCCGCGCTTGCATGGCAGCCGCCAGCACCGACGCCAGCAAGCAGATGCTTCAAGGCGTCCACATCGGCAGCGGTCACATGGAAGCCACAGATGGCCATCGCCTGATGCGTTACGCCATTGATCTGCCCGACGGCCTGGACGTGGTACTACCAGCCAGCACCATGCGTCTGCTGCAGGATCGCGTGGTCACCATCGCCATCTCCAAAGGGCAAGCCGTCATCAATGCCGGCGATGGGATCACCATCTACAGCCGCATCCTTGATGGCACATACCCAGATGTGGCTAAACTGCTGCCCACTGAGTTCAAAAGCACCATCACAGCCGATCGTCGCCGCTTGACCCGCGCATTGGAGCGCGTCGCCATCATCGCTGATGCGCACAACTCCATCGTCAAGATCGAGGCAGTAGGCGGTACCATCGCCATCACCGCCGAAGCTGATGCCAACAACGGCAAGGAGCTGCTAAAGATCGACGGCAACGCAAAAGGCGCATGGGCATTCAACGTGCACTACCTGCTAGACGGCATCAAGGCCTTCAAGCCCGCTGAAGCCATCACATTCCACGCCAATACGGCAACCACACCCGTGGTACTGACACCAAGTGGCATGGATGGTGTAACGTATCTGGTAATGCCTGTGCAAATCCGCGCATAAAGAGGTGGCCAAAAAGAGCACCAATGCGGAGATCGACGAACGGGTAAACACCGTTTACGATCTCCTTTTGCGTGCTAACAGCAGGACGCAGATTCTGCGATATGCGGCGGATACATGGGGCTGTGGCGAGCGCACTGCTGAAACTTATATGGCACGCGCTCGCCAACTAATGCAGTTGGATGCTGAGCTAGAACGCCCGCAATGGTTAGCCGCTGCTGTCGCTCGTTTGCAGGATTACGAACGCGAAGCACGCGCAAAAGGGAACCTCAGCATTGCAATCAAAGCTCTAGAGGATCAAGCCAAGTTGCTGCGGTTTGAGATGTCATGAGCCTGATCGCAGGCATCTGCCAACCTGGCAGCTTGCTTGGATTCATGGAGGTTGCTACGCAGGAAGACACAGGTGATCTACTGCAACGCATCCGCGCTGACCTGCACCCTGGGCAGCTTGCGTTTGTGGATGATGCCACCACAGAGATTATTGGCATCAGCGCTGGATACGGCGCCGGCAAGACACGTGCGCTGTGCGCTAAGGCTGTGATGCTGGCCGCGGCCAATCAAGGCTTTATCGGCGCAGTAATGGAGCCGACTGGGCCACTAATCCGCGACATTTGGCAGAACGACTTCGAGCAGTTTCTAGAGGCATATGACATCCCGTACACCTTCAGGGCATCGCCGCTGCCGGAGTACATGCTGCACCTGCCTGGCGGTGACACCAAGATCCTGTGCCGCAGTTTTGAAAACTGGTCACGCATCATCGGGTTGAACCTTGCGTGGGTACTTGCCGATGAGATCGACACCGTGACCCCATCCATCGCTAACAAGGCATTTCCAAAGATCCTTGGCCGCTTGCGTGCTGGCAATGTCCGCCAGTTCGGTGCAGCTAGCACACCCGAGGGTTTTCGCTGGATGTGGAACACATTCGGCAGCGAGGACGCCAAAGGGCGCGAAGACCGCAAGCTGATCAAGATGCGGTCGGCAGACAACCCGCACTTGCCGCCGGACTTCATCGAGCGACTGCAGGCCAACTATGACCCAAACCTGCTGCGGGCGTACCTCGATGGTGAGTTCGTCAACCTCACCACGGGCACCATCTACGACCGCTTCAGCCGCGAGAAGCATGTGGTCACCGAGCTGCCGGACCTAGACCGTGAACCGCTGCGCATTGGCGTTGATTTCAACGTTGGCAACATGTCTGCCGTGATTGGCGTCCGCACTGGCAGCAGCTTGCTAGTGATTGATGAGATCAGCGGCGCCCATGACACTGACGCATTGGCGCAGGAGATTCAAGCGCGTTACCCGCAGCGGCGTATCTACATCTACCCGGATGCCAGCGGCGGCAACCGCAGCACTAACGCAAGCCAAACGGACATCCAGATCTTGGAGTCCTACGGCATGTCCAACCAGTCACCACGGGCAAATCCTCCCGTCCGTGATCGCGTGGCTGCTGTTCAAGCTTTGCTGGAGAACGGCAAGGGTCAGGTCCGGCTCACCATCCACCAACGCTGCAAGCGGTTGATCGAGTGTCTAGAGCTGCAGTGCTACACCGATAAAGGTGACCCAGACAAGGATGCCGGGCATGATCACATGAATGATGCGCTGGGTTACCTGGTGTGGCGCGAGTTCAATCCACTGCACGCCGGGGCTGGGCGATCCACGGGCATCCGACTCTATTAAGCATGGTTGCCAAGGGCTGCCGATGGTGTACAATATGCGGACACCAAACCGAGAGACATGGGCTACACCGCAATCTGCACCGACGACAGCATCACCACTTGCCAGTGCTGCGGCCGCACCGACCTCAAGGCCACTGTGCTGATGCAGTCTGATCTGGGTGAGCTTGTGTACTTCGGTCGCACTTGCGCCGCGCGCAACACCGGCAAGACCAGCCAGCAGATCACCAAGGAGATTCGCGCTGAGCGCGACGCTGCTCACGGACGCGCCAGCAACCAATTGATGGAGCTGCGCCGCGCTGGCACCAAGCTCACCCGCGAGATCATCCGTGAAGTGGCGGCCAGCTTCCGTGCTGATGCAGCTTTGCTGATCCAGCAATGGGCATGACATGCGCCGACTGCAGCGGTCCAATTGGCCAAGACAAAGGGCCGATTGACGGATGGCAACTTGAAGACGGCAGAACTGTATGCCATCAATGTTGCGTTAGGGATACTCAAAAGCTTGTAGCGCTGGTATGCTCCACCAGTCCAACCATTAACACTACCCATGCTCAAGGGTGCTGAACTACTTGCCAAGGTCAAAGAACTGGGCGATGCGCCTAAGTCCGAACTAGTGCGTGCCTGCGGTTATGTGATCAAGGATCGAGTGGCATTCACGCAGTTCTACGAAGCGCTGCTGGAAGCTAAAGGCGTTGACCTCGGCGCAAAGACTGCAAAGCGTGGCCGCGGCTTGACCTACAAGGCCAAGGTGCAATTCAACGGCAAGCTGCAGATTGGTGACAGCTACATCCGCGAGATGGGTTTTGAGCCCGGCGCTGAGTTTGACATCAAACTTGGCCGCAACAGCATCACGCTGACTGCTGCGTAAACTGCACCTATGACTGCGGCGCTGTAATGTTCACCGGCTATAACGCATACGACCGGCCGATTGCGCAGCGCCGCGTTACTCGCGTGCAGGATGCCAATACGGCATGGTACGCACAAGAGCCGCATTGGATCCTGATTGAAGATCTGATGCAAGGCACCTATGGGATGCGCAAAAAGCATCGCCGGTATTTGCCGCAAGAGCCGCGCGAGCTAGACGAGTCCTACGACAACCGCCTAGCACGCAGCGTATGCCCGCCGTTTTATCAACGCCTAGAGCGGATGCTGGCCGGGATGCTCACCCGCAAGCCCGTACGGCTTGACGATACGGCGGACGTGATCCGCGAGCAGTTGTTTGATGTTGATCTACAGGGCAATGACCTCAACGTTTGGACCTACGAAACCACCCGTAAGATGGTCCGTTATGGCCACGTTGGTGTACTGGTGGATGCACCTGCTGATGGGGGTAGACCCTACTGGGTGACCTACACACCACGGCAGATCCTTGGCTGGCGTGCTGAGCAGCAGGAAGGCCGGCAGGTGTTGACGCAGTTGCGACTAGCCGAGACGGTCACAGTTCCTGATGGTGAGTTCGGCGAGAAGGCGGTGGAGCAGATCCGCGTGCTCACACCTGGCGAGTATCAACTTCACCAGAAGCAAGACAACGGAGACTTCCAAGTTGTCGACGAAGGCCGCACCAGTCTTTCTGAGATCCCCTTCTCGGTTGCCTATGCGCAGCGGCATGGCTTCATGGAGTCACGGCCGCCGCTGGAGGATATTGCCGAGCTGAACCTCAAGGCATATCAGATCCAGAGCGACCTTGATAACCAGCTGCACATCTCAGCAGTGCCGATGCTGGCGTTCTACGGCTTCCCGTCTGCTGCAGAGGAAGTATCAGCCGGACCCGGCGAGGCGATCGCATTCCCTGCTGATGGCCGGGCAGAGTACATCGAACCACAAGGCCGCAGCTTTGATTACCAGTTCCGCCGGCTTGAGCAGCTGGCAGCGCAGATCAATGAGCTTGGTCTATCTGCAGTGCTCGGTCAGAAGCTATCGGCTGAAACCGCCGAAGCCAAGCGGATCGACCGCAGCCAAGGCGACAGCACCATGATGGTAATTGCGCAGAACGTGCAAGACATGATTGACAATTGCTTACAGTTTCATGCGCAGTTCATCGGCAACAACACCGCACCTGGCAGCGCTTATGTCAATCGCGATTTCCTTGGCACACGCCTTGAGCCGCAGGAAATCCAAGCTTTACTGCAGCTCTATACCGCCGGCACCATCACCCAAGAGACTCTATTGCGTGAGCTTGCCGAGGGTGACGTGCTAGGCGACGACTTTAACGTAGATGAGGAGCTGGAGGCTACGGCCAATGCGGGGCTTGATCTTCAACCTGCTGGATTGGGTGACGGATCAACTAGTGGAGCTGATGATCTGGATGGAACCGA